TTCTGCATGTGAATCTCATTGCTAAATTCCGTAACACTCTCATCTTGTCTTACCATTTGAGCAGCAATGACATTGTAAAACAACTCGTCATGAATAACCATGTTGCTTCTCTCTTTCAACTCTGCTAACACAAAACCAATCTTTGCCATTCCTTTCACATCTTTGATTCCGTTGTTCATTGCTTGTTCTGCGATGTCCAATGCACGATGATATTCTTCCTTACTTACTCCTCTTGACATCCACATCAAATACTCTTGCACCTTTGCAAGTCGGCTTAATGGCATCTCAATTCCTTTCGGAAACTTATAATATCCATTACCATCCAAGTCTTGAAACGCAAGAACAAGGTTATCCTTTGTCAAAGTAACACCCATCTTTTTGCAGATAGATGCCAACATTTTTTTCTCAATCCAACTTAACATACAATTTCCAAATAAAAGTTTGAATGAATGATGCAGCGAAAGAGTTCCAAATCAATGCAGGAATCAAATCGAATGCAAATCCATTTAGTATAATAAAAATAGTTGCTCCCCAGATAGATGCCATGCAAGTAATACACAACACGAATGGTTTGCCGAAATAGTTAATTAGTTCCATTCTAACCACCTCCCAATGTGATATGAAAGGATTGCCTCTCTTTACCTCCAACCTCGATAGATTGCGTTCAAATGGCTTACGAATGAAGTATAATAGTTGACCTTCATCTGTCACTATCCTCCAACCCAAACAAAATAAAATAGTCGCTATTAAAGTTGTCATTAGTCTATGCGTGTGAATGTAGTGATAAAACAAGTGTTTTCTATTCCGTTGACAAACTCATCTCTATCATTCTCGTTGTTGGTTGTGTTAATCCAAAACTCGTATCCAGTATTCTCTGCGAAGTCGAATGAGTCGCTTTCAATAAATATATTACCAGATGCATCACTCTCACCCTCATACATGAACAACCATCCGTTAGCAAGGGAACGAAAGAAAACATAGTAAGTAGTGTTAGGTAAACCGACTCCAATAAACATTGAAGTAACGCACAAATACTTTGGACTTATCTCGGTGCAAGGATAGCAGATACTCATAACTACAAAAATAATAAATTTAAGTGGCTAATATTCTATTGTTAATAATTGGATTAAGTCGTTGATGTCTCTCAATCCATTGATATAGCATATTGTGAACGAAATAACGATTCGTGTCAATAAAGTCGGCTCGTTGGTTGGTATCTTTACGATTCTTCTTAAGTATCTCACCAAACGCATCAATCTGCACATTTCTCCAATCTCTTATGCTACCCATGCATTTACGATGGATTTGAAAGTCTGGAAAGTGTTTTAAGACATAGTTAGTGTCTGTTCGACTATTCGAATGTTTTGGATTACCTCTTACCTTCAGTTGTGACTCTCTCATCCCAAGACCACGAATAAGTTGGATGTAGTTACTTGCGTTATCTCTCTCACCGATGTTTCCATTTCTACCCATCGCATCACCAGTAATAATTGCCGATGGCAGACTTAATGCGTATAGTTTCAATCTCTCAACCATCTCTGGAATACTTCCTTTTACTATCTCAATCTCATCAAACTGATGCCAATGGTAACCATCGTTATCTTGCCACAAGTGATGGAGAGTAGCACAGAACGGAGTTAAGTTAAAATCGACTGAAATGATTAGTTGTTTATTAGCATCATACTCTGGATTGTGAGTGATGAACTTTTCTTGCCATTGATAAGCAAAAGGACTTGATACCTCTCTTGTCGCATCCCAATCACCATACAATAACCGTTGCTTATCGTAATCACTTGACAACCTTTCAAGTTGCTGAATGTAAAGCGACTTAAACTCTTCATCTGGATTCTCAACAACTAACGACTGAACGAATCTTTGATGAGGCATCAAGACAATTGGTGAGTCATCCTTGCTGATAAATCTTTCTTTAACAAACCCATCCGATGGATTGCCAGTTGCTAATAGTTTAGGAGTAAGGTTATAGCGGTCCAGATTCCATCTTATCCTTGTTGAAACTATCTCAAATGCTTTGAGTGTTATTTCCGTCACCTCATCGATAAACGCATCAGTATACTCTGTCGAGCCAAGACTTGCGAAATCTGGGTCTGATGGGTAAAGGAATAAGTCTTTCAGAATCGATTGACTTCCGTTTATCCAGTTGATAGTGTGTTTCTGTGAGTTGTAATGATAGTGTTGTCCTGCTTTATAACCCATCAAGTTTGCCACCTTAAATAAGGTAACAAGAGTAGATTGCTCAAGGTTAGATATTTTTGACCTTCCAATGAGACCTCTGCTATCTGAATAAGTCATCCTTCGGTAAATATGCCAGATGCATCCAAGATAACTCTTACCTCCTCCTGCTCCTCCTCCGTAAAGTATTTCAGTAGTTGTCTTGTCCTCAAGTAACTCCCAAGCAATGGTCTGTTTAGCACTTAACTTTATTCTCGACATAATAAGCGGATAGGTTTATTGTTGTGAGAACATTTTGTATTTTTTTTGTGAACTTCTTGTCACCTATCTCGATTAGTTGTTCTGCGGTGCGTAAGTAATATTTAGCAATTGAATGGTCTCCTTTTCCGTTCTTTAACCTTCGACCTAATACATAACCAATGTCAGCAAGTGTTGGCTTATTCATTGTTTTGCGTAAGATGTAAGTAACAATCAACCGACCATCACTATATTTCTCCTTGCCTCGACATCGATTGGTGCAAGTGAGAATATCTCTGTCAAGTTCCAACTCTCTGCACACTATGTCGATTACCAGTTCTGTCATTTGCTTAACTCAATGATAGGTGCTGGAATCTGCGTGACATTCATGTCATTGCGGATAGGTGCATTGCTTCCGAATCTTTTATTGTATACTTCGATTGCTCGTAACCTATCACCATCGAACTTTGTCTTCAAAATTATCTCACAAAGTTTCGCATCGACCTCTGCTTGAGTCAAAATTGATTTTAAAGCAATTTGGACATCTTTATTTTCGTGAACAGACTCAACTGCCTTTGCTTTCTTTTCAATCAATTGTTGAATCTCTTTTGCGTATTTTTTGGCAAGTTCACTTCCTTTTGCTCTTGCAGATGCAGGAGTTATTGTTTTGTTTGCTAATGTTAATTGATAAGCATTCCCTTGAGTATTGCCTTCAGCAACCAGTCGAATGAACTCTTTATGCTTCAACGAAATCATTTCTTCTTTGCTTTTCGTTTCGCTTCTCTTGCAGTTGAGAGTGCTATTGCAACCGCTTGTTCTTGACTCTTACCTCGACCTATTTCGGTCTTAATGTTTTTCGATATGGACTTTTCGGAATAACCTTTTTTTAATGGCATCGTATTTTATTTAATTAGTAAAAAAGTGAGGAGGAAACTAACTGAATCCTCCCCACCAAAACCAAAAACAAATCGATGCAAATATACTAATAATCTTTTTCCAATTCAAACATGAGGTAATCAAGTGCCTTTTGTAAGTCTTGTGCCTTTGAGTTGTTGGCTTTCTTACCTGCACGAAGAACATACTTAATTACATTCCCCATATTGAAATTGAGGTTATAGTGATTAATTATTTTAATCGGCTCATATTCGGTCTTCTCGTAATGGTCGGTCATTGTTCTTCGATTAATTTTTTTAATGTCTTGTAAGGAACTGGAGAAGTATAGAGAACACCAGAGCAATTTATAGTCGAATAGTTCTTGTCGTTGTAGTTGTTTTGTTCGATGGCATCGATTCGGTAAAAGGTTACCTTTCTTATGTCCAACATCTCCTCGCTGACTTCGATGCCTAACTTAATTAGTTCATCGGTTTGTTCTGTATCGTAAAAGATTTCTATTTCTACTTTCATTCTTTTATGTTTTCTACAAATCTAATATGATGTGACCAGAGGAACTCTGCCATCTCTTTGGCTTCCTTTAGTATCGTTTTTTCAGTTGCCTTTGGTCTTTGGAAGTGCATGAATTCGTGAATATAAGTCTCCAGTTTGTTAATGCCTTTAAGTCGAATGTCGATGTATATCGTGTTCTCATCGTATACCATTATCCCATCGGCTTTTTTCCTGCCTAATTTCGTTTCGATTACCTTTGGGAATGCCATCACATTACCTCCCCATTGATGATGCGTTTATTACTTACTGCGAAGTTGCCATCCTTTGTCTTTTGTAAATAGGCGAAGCCAAGATTATATTTCGAATCAAGACCTGCATACTTTGGTTTTAATTGCGAAAGGCATCCTATCGACCAACAAGTAGTGATTTGACCATCGATGTCCGATTCTGTATGTTCACTTGTTACATGGTGATGAGCAACCAAAGTTGATTTTTTTGTCTTAAGATATAATGTTCTCGCAGGATTAACAGACCTTAATGTTGATTTAAGTTCATGCCCATGAATGATGTTCAGTTTACCGAACTTCATCATCGCATAAGAACTGATTTCACTAATTTTTAACTCTCCAAATCGAAGCAATGTGCGTAATTTAAACTCATCCATGTCAAGTAACTCTGGTGCTTTGTTCATCAAGTATTTTTCCAACCAGTCTTCATGGTTTCCATTTTTATAATATATCGGAACATCTGGAAAGGTATTGCGGATTATTTGAAGTATTTTTCTTGTCAACTCAAGGTCGGCAGATAGATTGAGTTTCGTGTATGGGTCCTTCGTAAAGTAACTGATAGGAGCAAAGTCAATAAAATCACCGTTGATAAGTATCGAGTCAATGTTCTTTTCCTTTCCGTATTCAAGTGCTTTTTTAAGTGCTGGAGCATTGTGGTATGGAATGTGAATGTCGCTAATAACTAACATCCTTTCGATTGATTTGGCAAAGATGAAGTCTGCTTCTCTGTCATCGATTCCCTCTTCTATGTCTTCCAAAGAAAGTTTCTCGATTGCTTTTTCAGTATAATTAGTCTTGTCTATTAAATATTTTCGATTGTATTTGCCTCTTGCACCTTTTTTCTGTCGTACAAAAGACCTCACTTGTTCAACATTGGTAAATGCACCAACATTCTCGTTGTAAATCTTCTTGGCTAATGTAAGTGATGGCAAGTGCGACCACTTCTTCATGTATTCATCAACAATTGCGGATGCTTTTGTTTTATTAGCCATATTCAAAGATAACTATTAATGCTTTTTGTATGCCAAATGTTAAATAATTTACTTTTGAAAGTGATTTTTTCTTGCTGATTTTCAGTTAGTTATAAAATAATTACAAAAAAAGTGATAGTAGGTGATACAACCTATCACAATTACTTGTACTATTGCATTCACAAATCAATTATTAATCATTTAAAAACTAAAACAATGAAAGCAAATCAAATCTCAATCGCACATTTCGATTTCCAATTCTCTGGGTATGGACATTACAAAGTTACTTACACATCACCAGTAACTGGAAAATCATGGACTAAAATAATCGATGATATGACAATTATCGATGAAACAAAGAATGCAGACTATCCTAAAATTAAATCACTTAATCACTTAAAATCAATAGTAAAATGGTAAAAGCAGAGCCAACCACAATCAAAGGTTTCCGCATCAAATTGCGAACACTTTCCGAACTTGACAAACTTGCAAAAAAACGCAAAAGGTCACGAAATTACATAGTCAATGAGGCAATCGAACTAATACTTCAAAATGATGAAAACGACTAACCCAACAAAAAGACCTTCATCCTTCAATGTATGGACAAGGTACATTAGACTCCAGAACACAATAATCATGTTAAACAAGCAAAAATCAAAAACCAAATGAAAAAACAACACATTCCGCAGGAAATAATTGATTTGGCAAAAGCCAACAATCAACGAATTGTAGTCAATGAAAATGGCATCGAATTCGAAGACATGGGTAAACCAGTTAACTGGTCGAACATTATCTGTTATTCGATAATAATTATGGGTATAATAGGTCTAATCTTTCAACTCTCAAGAATATGATGACATCGGTAACATTTGACACTTTTGAACTGGATTTAAAAGTCACAAAGATTCCTGCACAAAAAGGAGGTTGGGATGACCCATCTTATCCAGAGTATTACGAAATCGAAGAAATATTTTATAAAGGAATCGAAGTATCCGAACTACTTGAAAATTTTTCTTCAGACTATTACGACATCATTCAAGAACAATTAAAAGACCAATTATAAACCCAAAAAACCAAAACAAATGGAGACAACTAAACAAAGAATCGTAGACTATCTTATCGGATGTAATATGCCAAATGCAGACATCCACATTGTATCAGCAATGATTGAACTTTTAATCATTGAAACGCAACGAAATGAGCAAATGGAGCAACAGATATCCATTGATAAATTATTTGCAAAACACTTTAATAATTAATACTTTTAAAAACATGAAACAAATCGCAAAAGCATTACTAAATGCACAAATGGAAATGGGAAATGCCATCAAAGACTCCAAAAATCCTTACTTCAAGTCATCTTATGCAGACCTAAACTCTATTCGTGAGGCATGTATGCCGTCTTTAAATAGAAATGGAATAGTTGTCCTTCAGCCAATAGTTCATATTGATGGAAAAAACTTCGTTAAAACGATGCTTTTACACGAAAGCGGAGAAACTATTGAATCATTCACAGAAATCGTTTATTCGAAGCAAAACGACGCTCAAGCACAAGGAAGTGGTATTACCTATGCAAGGAGATATGGTTTGCAGTCGTTAGTTAATGTTGGTGCTGCCGATGATGATGGCAATGCAGCAAGTCAGCCAAAAGAGGAAATGATTACAAATAATCAAATCACAACCATTGAAACACTACTCCAGAATTCCTCCATCGACGAGAACGAAAAGTCAAAGATAGACCGCACAATGAACTCTTATACTTTTGATAGAGCCAATAAGTGTATTGAATATTTACAGAACTCCCAAATCGATTCGATAGAAGCAGGAGCAGGATATTCTTTGACCGACATTAACAAGAAAGTAAAGGCAATCTACAAATCAGGGAAATGAGCAATTTAGAAAAAGCACTTGATGTCTTAACCGAAAACATAAAAGATTATCGCAGTTGTCAAATAACCGATGGTATTAGACTTCTTGAAATTCTTCAGCAACTAACTGCAACACTTTTTTATCTTGAAAAGGAACGGTCTGCATATCATGAAAAGTTCCAAAATATTATTAATGCTCAAGTGATGTCTGGAGAATCAGTAGCCAGAAGTGAAAATACTGCACATAAGCAAGTTCCAGAGATGTATCTTCTCCGACATATTATGACCTCTGCCTATGAATGTGTAGGTGCAATAAGAACAACCATATCTTACATAAAAATCGAAATCAATAATTCTAAATCCTAAAAATTAAACAATGAAAAAAGAAAAAGTTTTCCCCAAAGGAATGATGGCTTTCAAGCCGAATGAAAAAGCACCGGAATTTGTAAAGGCAAGTGTTATGGTTACTCCGAATGAGTTAATCAGTTGGCTAAAAGAAAATAGTGATTATTTGACCGATTACAAAGGGAACAAGCAATTAAAATTGCAGTTGCTTGAAAACGAAAAAGGTTTGTATTTTGTGGTTGATACTTACCAACCAACCAAACAAACAACTGACCTTCCGTTTTGATAAAAGCGAAGAAATGCAGGGAGTGTTTGGAAACATTCACTCCTCGCAACTCTTTGCAAGTCGCTTGTTCAATTAAGTGTGCGTTGATTCTACAAAAGAAAAAAGCAATTAAAGAGGCACAGAAAGAGAAAAGAGATTGGTATGCAGAAAATAAAACACTTGGCAATTGGGAGGCAGAGGCAAAGAAAGTATTTCAAAAGTGGATTAGGTTAAGAGATGCTGACTTACCTTGTATGGCTTGTGGAACAATTACTGCAAAAGAATGGCATGGAGGTCATCTTTACAAAGCAGAGATATACTCTGGAGTCATATTTGATGAAAGAAATGTCCACAAATGTTGTTCTAAATGCAATGTATTTTTAGGAGGTAATGAATTAAACTTTCGTTCCAGTCTTGAAAAAAAATTCGGTATAGAATGGGTAAAATCTTTAGAGGAAGATGCTCACGCAACCAGACAAAAAAAATATACAAAAGATGAGTTAAAATCAATAAAAGAACACTATCAAAAAAGAATAAAAAATGAAGACTACTGAAGAAATCAAAACACTAATTAACCTTCGTGAAATGGAGTTGTTAAGGTATCGCAAGTCGATAATCAAACCATCAATGTCAACAACTATTAGACTTCAAAACGAAATCGAAAAACTTAAAAAGCAAATAAATGGTAACTAACTTTGAATCAATCACAACTGAATTAACGGATTACGAACTTTCAATTGTTCCTGCTATTATTGCAGGTTTTAAAAGATATTCAAAAGAAAGTCCAATCAAGTCTGCGGATGTTGTTGAACGATTTAACAATTATAATGGCTCAAAGATTCTTACCGATGCCAGATTGCGAAAGATTGTAAACCATATTCGTACAAACGGATTGTTGCCATTAATTGCAACCAGTAATGGTTATTATGTTTCGCATGATAGGGATGAAATCTTAAAGCAAATAGAGTCTCTGGAGCAGAGAAGTAGGTCGATTGAAAATTGTGCTAAAGGATTGAAAAGATTCGTATAAATAACGAATATTTGCGTATATTTACGCATCGGAAGTAGTGACTCCGATACATAACAACTACATTAAAACATTTATCCGTTAAATGTTCGGTGCATTGAGTAGTTGCAATGCTGACATCACAAGTCAAACCGAACACTTAATGGATTTTTTATTTAAAAATATGAACACAATATTCAATCATTCATTAAGGAAAAAATTAGGTTTATCACTAAAAGAATATGCTATTCTGGATGCATATTATTACTCATCTTTTTTGCAAGGTAAAAAGATTAATGCCAGAGAAATATCGGACTTATTTGATTTTACAAAATCAAGTGTTGAGTATTCAATTAATAAACTAATTAAGTTAGGTTATCTTCAAAAAATTAAAGAGAATAAAAATATCACAACAACTGAAATAACTAAAATCGCATTTTTAAAACAATAACTATGGAAAAATTTAAAATATCAAATGAAGTATTTAACATGGAGTTAAGTCTTGAGGCAATAGGTTTATTAAGTTACTTCTTGTCGCTTCCAGTTGGAACTGAAATAAAAAAAACAACTCTGCATGAAACTTTAGGAATTGGCAGAGAAAAAACACATCGAATATTTAAAGAACTTCAAAAGTCTGGATGCATAAAGACTGAAAAAAAACATGATGAAGTTGGAAGAATAACCTATCGATATACCATACTTGATAAACTAATAATATTTTAAACTATGTATAATTGTATTATAAATGGATTTCGTAAAGCATTGAATATTTCAATTACCGAATATGTTATTTTAGATGCAATTTATCATTTGGCTAATAATACTAAATATGGAGGTTGGGCAATTATATCCAGACAAAATTTAGCAAACCAATATGATATTTCTAAAAGGTCAGTAATTAACATTATAAATGCTTTAGAACAAAAAGGATTAGTAATTAGAAATAAAGAAACTAATTACTTAAGAGCAGGAGATGTTTATTGCGATATGATGCAAAATAAAGATAAATGGATAATCGCATCGACATCAAATGAAACTTTTATAAGTGGTAAAATTGAGGGGGTGCAAAATTTGCATGGGGGGGTGCAAAATTTGCATGGGGGGGGTGAAAAAATTGCACACAATAAGTATATTAATAATAATAATAATAATATTAATAATAATACTCTTGTGAAAACTATAGAAAATCTGCCTTCGGTGAGCAAATTTGTTCCTCCAACTAAACAACAAGTCGAAGAGTATTTTGTAAGTAGTGGATATCGGAAAGAAGTTGGGGCGAATGCATACAATTATTATTCGATAGCTGATTGGAAAGATTCAAAAGGCAAACCAGTTAAAAACTGGAAACAAAAAATGCAAGGAAATTGGTTTAGGGATGAGCATAAAATCAAAGAAACAACCACAAACAAAATACAACTACTGAAATGAAAAAAGCAGAAACAACCTTACTTACTTACCTAATATTCAATCCTAACTACTTCCTTTTAAGGCAAGATGAGTTGACTGAAGATATATTCACCGATGACATAAACAAGTCAATAATCAATGCTATCCGAAAGGTAATGATGAAGTCTGGTAAACTCAATGTGATTTCAGTTAGTAAAGAAATGCATGAAGAAAATGCATTTGATATAATCACAGAACTCCTCCAGAATCATATTTATTCAGATGTTGATGAGATACTTGAAATGCTTATAAATAACCATAAAGAACGAAAGTTGCAGTTTATTTTAAGAGATGCAATGCTTAAAATTGAAAGCAATGGTTGGAATGAGGCATCTGTATTTTTATCGCAGTCATTAGTTCAGTTGAATGAAGCAAGGTCGCAAGACATCCATCCAATAAAGGATGACATTATCATCATGCTTAAACATATCGAAAACAATATGCAGAACAATGGTCTTACTGGTATTGGAACTGGACTTCAATTATTTGACAACTTTACCGGAGGTCTTCAAAAAAGTGACTTGATAATACTTGCAGGTCGGACTTCAATGGGTAAGACTTCTCTTGCATTAACCATTGCAAGAAATGCTGCGGTTGATTTCAATATTCCAACCGTTATATTTTCTCTTGAAATGTCATCAATCCAGATAACTGCAAGGGCAAGTAGCATGGAAAGCGGTATCTCAAGCAAGGAAATACTTAACTCCAAACTTTCCGCAGTTCAATCGAACAACATCCGTAATTCAGTAAGCAGACTATTTGATTCAAAACTATTCATCGCACAATCATCTAACAAGATTACCTCCATACTTTCAAGCATGATGTCCTACATCCTAAAGGAAAAGGCACAACTATTCGTTGTCGATTATCTTCAGTTAGTCACCTTGAATCAAAAAGGAATAAGTAGGGAGCAGGAAGTTGGACAAATGGCGAGGATATTCAAGAACTTCGCTAAAGAAAACAATGTGTGCATCATACTTTTAAGCCAATTGAAAAGAGGACAAGAGAGTAAAAATGAGCCATCGTTGTCCGACTTGAGAGATAGTGGACAAATAGAGGAGGCAGCCGACATTGTAATGTTTGCCCATCGGCCGGAATATTATGGAATAGATACCTTTGAGGATGGCAATAGTGCAATTGGTAAGGCAGAAATCATTATTTCCAAAGGCAGAAACATTGGACTTGCAAGATTTCGCTTAAATTTCATCTCACATTTGACCAAATTTACCAACGAAACCAATAACTTTAACATACAACCTAACGATGACTTCATTTTCTAACAAACAAACTAAAGAATACTTCATTAATGAGGTAAAAGACTTGATAAATCAAGAACTTGAGTGCCTTATGATTATGAACACATGGCATAGCAGCAAGAATAAGGACTATTTTATCAAAGAAACAAGCAAAAGTATTGCTCGATACAAGCAAATTCTTGAAGTTTACAAGAATCTATGAAAAAATATTGAGTTGATTTTCAGTCAATTACAATTATTTTTCATTTTGGTGATACATCGTATTACAATTAATACGATATTTGCATCATAAACTTTAAAACAAATCAAAATGAACGCAAAACAAATATTCAACCACATCCAAATGATTAACCCTACTACATCTGTTATATCTTCACTTGGCTCTTATGTAAGTGATTCAGCACAAATGGTTGCTGACAGAGTAATGTCTAAAGTAATTGATGCAGTAAGCAAAGATTCATTGGCTTATAAAATCATTACTTCTCAAAATGGTGCATTCAGCGAAAAACAATTGTGGGTAATTACTTTTGAGTGCATGAAAAATAAAGACTTTTGCAACACTATTATCGAGCAAAATGCAAGAATAGAGGCAAAGCAGAATCAAAAGAGAGAGGCATCTAAAAACAAATTATCTGCTAACAAAAAGGCATCTTCCGATGTATTAGCAATGGTAAAGAATTCTGGTAAAAAATTAGGTGATTACTATGCTTTTATAAAGTCAAATAAAAATTTTAAAAACGAGTTTTTTAGCAAAAAATTTACCTCCGAATCTGTAAATTCTTTTTTAGCAATTTAATTATATCTTTGAAATATGAAACAAATTTTAAAACCATTTCTCATCCCATTCCTGCTGGTTGCATTTTTTATAATCGGCTTATTTATCGGTTTTCGTGTAGGAATAAAAGAAACCGAGTATAAAAATAACAACCATTTAGTTGACTCTCTTAAAGCAATTATTAACGATAATGAAAAAGTTGCGAAATTAGACACGATTTTTCTTCAAGGTATACACACTATCGACACAATTAAAATATACTATAAAATCAAACAAAATGAGGCAAAAAACGATACTTCTGCTATTGATATCTACAATCGGTTTCAAGAGTTACTCACAAAGAATAGAAATCGAACAAATAAAGGAGGCAAATAGTTACCTCCTGCACAATCTTGAATGCATTGACTTAATCGAAACGCAAGACCGCATGATTGATGCTTGTGATTCATCCAAAACACTACTGAAACAAAAGGTGAGTCAGTCAAATACTTTGGTGAAAATTCAAGAGTCCATAATCAATGGTCAGCAAAAGGAATGGGACAAGACAAAAAATGACTTGTCAAAAGTTGACAAACGCAGAAAGTTTTGGAAACGATTTACACTTGTGATGATTGGAGAAAATATGATAATCGGACTATTTATTTACTTAACAATTGCAGGAATATGACGCCAATCTGCTATTATAAGTAGTTTTAAATTGATATAATTATGAAAGAATGTATAGAGTGTAAAGTATTAAAACCGTTAGCTGAATATTCAAGTAATGGCAATGGCAAACAAAGAGGGCAATGTAAAGTTTGTTACAATTCAAATTGGAAATATAGGTTAATGTCAACATTATCATCAAGGAAGACTAAAAATCAAAAATTGCCAGATGGTAGGAATAAGAAAGTACACGATGTTGAAGATAAAATAAACGGAACTTTTTTAGAAGATTTAAAAAACAAACAA